CGAATCTTCCACTCAAAGCCGCCGATATCGACGGCCTTTGCGGTCTTTGCAAAGTAATCAGCGATGGTCATGGTTAGGCAACAGTCGGATTTTCAGTTGGCGAAATGGTCATCGTCGCCGTGATCTTCTGGTTCGGCAGAACCTGCCCCAGAACGAACGAAGCGATGTAGCCCTTAAAGGTCCACGTCGCCGAGTCGGTCCAGGTCACACGCCAGTTCACTTCCGTTTTGGCAATTGCCGTAGTCCGGTAGCTGGCGTGCGTGGTGTCCGATGGCTCGAACATCAATCCGATGGTGAACGGCGAGACGTTGATTTGGCCTGGCACTTCCTTTTTGCGGGAGTCGGCCAGTCCGGTAACGTCCACCATCTCGAATTCCGTAGCGGGTGGAGTGCAATCCGTGATGAGTGACACAGCAACAAACGTGCTCCCGCCGGCCAAGTCGTGGCTGACGGTGGTTCCATATCCAATGAGTCGATCAGCCATTGCGGGCCTCCGTGGTTATTGCTTTTTGCAGTTGTCGAATTGCGGCGTTTGCCGCTTCTGTGGCTTTGCCTTTGGCGGCTGCCGAGATATAGCCCGCGCTGCTGGCGTTGCGTTTCTCGGTTAGATGGATGTAGCGGGAAGGTCCGCGATAGCCGACACGCCCGCCAACGGCGAGAATCTTCTTTGCCCTGGCTTCCGTGATTCGCTTGGCGGTTCCGTCTTTCCTGAACGAAACGGCTTGCTTAACCGACGACTTAACTCCCTTAACCTTGGCTTTCCGCCTTGCCCCAATGCTGGCGTACCATTCGCCGGTTGATTTCTTTACGCCGATGCGGACGCGGATATTTCTTTTCAGCGTGCCAGATTCTTCCGGTGCGGTTCGCTCAATCTCGCGACGCATCACGCCGCCAGCGGCAGAAACCGCGTTGCGGCTGTGGAACTTGCGAACGCGGAAGCCCAGCCGGTTGATATCGGCAATGGCCTCCTTAACACCGACGAGTTTGATAGAGGTGCTCATACATGCACCTCAACATCGAAGGCAATCACGGTAAGCCCAACGTCGCCGCCAGTCCCTCGCGGTACGTAATCCTCGCTAACGTCCTGGACGAACACGCCTTTAGTGGTCGTCTCGCCGAGCGCCCCGCGAAACAAATGGCAACGGCTGCGGATGTATCCGGCCAGTTCTTCCGCTTGGTCTGGATTGGTGGCGATGGCCTCAACGTCAAAGGCGTAGCTGTCTGGCGTCTGGCCGTTGGAATCATCGAGGCAAACGATATGCTCGGTGTTGCGGCGGCGATAAAAGACGAACGGCTTAACCTTCCCCTGCGGAACGTGGTTGTGATGAATGCGGTCGCCAGCAACAGAGGCAACCGAGCTATCAGCCAACAGGAACGTGCGGAAGTCGAGGGCGATTTCAGCCATCACGCACCTCCCCGCAGATTAGGACCAGTTCAATCCCGGTTTGGCGAACGTCGTTTACGCCGCCCACTTCCAGCTTTCGCTCGCCAAGTAGTAGCCAATCGGTCTCAAAGATCGGCTTTCGAGGGTCGGGCCAAACGCGGATTTCGTGCGTCGCCAAGGCGTATACCTGCCGGGCCAATTCCTGCTCCCGCGTGTTGAGCGTGCGAATCTCGGCTGGCAACGCGCGATAAATCGTCTCGGGCGGTCCCTCGCTTTGTCCGCGTCCGTCAATGGCGGCGGATGGGCGTTGGACTTCGACGTAATGGCGACGGGTGCCGGCGGTCATGGGTAGTTGCTCCGCATGAGTCGCCGCAGGAGACGCTCGTATGCCTCACCGTCCATGGACTTGGGCGAGTCGCCCCGGTCGCTGAACATGGCGGAAACTAGTAGGAGCATCGCTTGTTTTGCCATCGCCGGAACGGCAGAAACCGACGCATAACCCGCCACAAACGTAATCGTGATTGGGCTAAAATCGTCGTATACCTCGGGGTAATCAACGTCTTTCCCCTTGAGAATCACCGGGAAGGTTCGCGTCGTGTCTAGGCTCCAATTAGCCGAGGACCACGTTTGCGAATTACCGGAGGAGTCGAGATAGGCGATAGACGACACCGAAGAAACCGGACGCTTAGGCAGCTCGATAAACTGCGGGAAGGCGTCTAGCTTGTAGGTCCAGGTCGATTGACAGAGCGTGAGGCCGGTATCGTTTTCCAGAGTGTCTTGAGCGATATCCATCAACCGCTCAATATGCTCATCGTGAAAATTTACCTCGCCGGCGATTTCCACCTGCTTTTTGGCTTCCGCCAGAGTCAACGGCTTGAACGTCGGGGCAACGGTTCGCGTCGCCTGACGTGTCGGCAGGACTTTGGCTTGGCCTCTCATTGGTGAAAACCTCCGCTGTGCCTCTGGCGATTAGCGTTGCAGCCGTGGAGGGTTCCATCCCGGCGAAGATTCGCCCTGGCCTCCAGCCATTCCACGGCTTTAGCAATCGCACAAACACGGCTTAGACCCGGATAATCTGGTCGGCGCCGCGTCCCGATTCCGTCGAGGGGGCAATCTTGGCTTGCGACAAGATGCACACGGCGGACATTTCGGTAACGGTTCCAGAACCGTCGCCAGCGGTGCAGGTCAGATCGAGGTAACGCTTGCGGCCAGCAAGGTCGATCTCGAAAACGATGATGTCACCGTCACCACCCGCCGCAGTCGGAAGGGCGGAGGTCGCGCCGTCAATCGCGGCGGTTGTGCCCATCGTGATAAACGCGGCATGATTAGTCGCCGAAACGTCGGCCTCGGTCACGGTCATGCTCGCCACGTTCGCTGGCACGTTGCCGAAGCTGGCGATGATGGTTGCGTATCCGTAGCCTTTGGTGTCGATTTCTGCGGTCGTGAAAGCCGCGTTGTCAACCGTCATATCGGAGTTGATTTGCACCAACTTGCAGTCTTGCAGGGGTTTCATTCGTATTAGCTCCAGATGGATTGATTGCGAATTGCCCGCCTACCAAAAGCGATAGGCGGGCTATGATTAACCGGCTACTAAGAACCGGGAGTGCTGAGCATCACAATCGGGCCGGCGTTGCTGGCGTCGCCGATTTCGTGGACCGAGATATCAAACCGCAAATCCCAGAGCAGGCCGATCTGGTTTTCGATGGCGTACTTCTCGCGGAGCACCTGGAGAGTCACGCCACGGCGGCGGCCAACGGTTGCAGCCATCGACAAGTCGCCGAAGTAGAGCAAACCATCGGTCGAGGTCTGGGCGTCGGTCGTGGTGTTGATGCTCTGCGTGAGAACCACCGGGAAGCCCAGGAATGACAATTGCGGCCCGTTGCCGATGTCAACCATGTTGTTTCCGCCAGCGGCCATTTGCAGGCGGCTCATCGAAGCGTAGAAGCCTTGGCGGCTGATGTACCATTTGGCCATCAAACCGGCAAAGTTCGGAACTTTGGCGACCATCGCTTCAAAGTCGGCAAGGTCCAGCGTCGAAAACGCCGTGTTGCCGGTAATGGCGGTGTACTTCGAGCCAGCGGCCAGGGCGTTTTTCAGCCCCACCATGCCGCCGTAGGTCGAAGTTCCGTCACCGATGAAACCGCAGGCGTCCTCTTTGGTGGAGATCGCCAAGGCGGCTTCCGTCGCAGCCCAGGCGGCAACGTCGGTAAAGGCGTCCTCCGCCAGGTCGCGGCTAACCTTGGTCAGAACCGCCAGCCGCTTGGCCGCCAGTTCGCGGAGGTTGACCGTAGGGCTGGATTCGGTCACGCTGCTGGGCGTTTCGCCGACAAAGTAGGCAGTCACGCCGCTAGTGCGGGCGGTGAACTGGAAGCGGTCGCTGGCCATGTTCACGGTGCGGGCATTCGCACCGAAAACGCCGTATTCCTCAACCTGCCGGATAATCTGGCGGCTGAGTTCCACCGGAACCAAATAGCCGCCGTCCGTGTTGCTGCCTTCGCTCATCGCGGCTTGAATGCCGAGAGCCTTGCATTCACGGTGCCCGGCGGAGGAATTAAACACGCTAGCTGAGAGCCACGCCCCGGCGATGTGGGCTTCCTCGTAGGAGTCCCAGCCTTTGGGGGCTTTGCGGGCTTTGGCGTGAACCGCAGGGGCACCGGGTGCAGGCGGGGCGGACTTAACCGCCAGTTCGGCCATGATTTTTTCCCTCTTGGCTTCGATGTCCAACTTGACATCGAGGGCGGGAACTTCCTTTTCGAGAACCGCCTTAAAGTCGGCGATTTCCTCATCGGTCATATCGCGTTTCGCGTCCTCGGCGACTTTGGCGATAGACTCGGCGCGAGCAAGCAGGGCGGCCCGCTCTTCCTTCAGGGCTTGCAGTCGGCTCATCGCCTGACCTCCGGGTAATAGCCGGCGGGTCAGGGCGTTAAAAAAGAATCGACGGCGTAACGCGCCGGCGGGTTGGTGCTTCCAAGTCCGCAGACGCAGTACGCCGTCTAAAAAGAGCAGGCGCTTCAACTGCGATTAAGTTATGTAGCCAATCCTATGAGACTCTTTAGGAGTTGTCAATAGGTTTTTGCGCGAGCAATTTGGATTTTGGCTCGCATTCGTTGAAGAATCATTGCGCGGTTCTTCGCCTCTGCCTCATTGTCCAAAAGGTCTGGTGGTGTTTTAGTAAACCACGTTTTCGGAACGCATGCCTTAACCTTGAGAGGCTGGCCGATTCGGTCTGCCAAGCCCCACTCAACGGCTTGCTGGGCATTAAGCCATGTCTCCTCAATCATTGCCTGATGGAATTCTTCCGCAGTCTTCTTTCCTGAACGTGCTGCGTATGCTTTCGCAAGACCGTCGTCAATCATTTGCAGAACAGATGTGTCTTTGTCTGCCATTCGACGGATTTCTGTCTTGTTGTGCCATCCGTAACCAAACCGCATACCTTCATGGATCATAACCATCCCGTTCTCTGCGATTTCGATCTCGGTTGCGGCCAGCATGATATTCGTTGCTGCCGATGCCGCAATTGATTCGATTGCCGCAGTGGTCTTTCCTGGCCATCTAGCAATCTGGTTGTAGATGTCGTGAGCCTCGAACACATCGCCTCCTGGTGAGTTAATCCGCAGAGTGATTGGTTCACCCCTTGGCAAGGCGGCAAGCTGTTCGGCAAACCACTTCGCTGAGACTTCCCATCCGTCGGCGTCCGATCCGATAACCGAGTCGATTCTGATTTCAGCCATGCCTATTCTCCTGCACATGCCGCCGCCATGTCGTCAAGCCGTTTATCCCAGGCGGCGGCGGCCTGATTCACGGCGTCCAAAAGCTCGTCGTTTGTTTTGGCAATCCCGGCAAGGTGCAAGATGATTTCCTGCATTTCCTCGCAATGGGCAGCGGCCAGCCACTTCGGCCCCTCGATTGCATCAATAGCATCTGCAATTCTAGGCAAGTGGTTTCTGTAGAACTTATCTACAAATGCACAAAAATCCCCCGGCTTTGCTGCTGCCTCTGCAATCCTCCGCCTCTCCATTGCCAGAAGCGGGCGCAGGGTAGCCGTTGCCATTCGCTTTAGGCGTGCAGTCGCCGCGTCTGTCGCTGGCGGTTCCGGTTGATTGTTCGGTGAACTGGTTGCCGGATTGCCGTAAACGTCGCCGCCGTCGCGTGGGGCCAGCCCCAATTCGTTGCGTGCATCATTCGGGCTGTAGATCGTGGCGGATACGCCCTTTACCAGAAGCTCCATAAACGCCGCCGCATCAGGGCGAATTAGCAAATCGGTGTCAAACTCAAAGTAGTGCGTCTCGCGTTCCTGCTCCGTGCGGGTGAGTAGTTTGGCGTTGCATTCCGCCTCCCAGATGCGGAGCCAAGGGCCGAGCGTGTGGATGAGGTATGCCTTGCTCTGCTGCTCCAAGCTGTTGTAGCTCTGGGAATCACTTACGCCCGGAACAACGCCCATGCCCCAAATTCGCATTTGTTCGCGGGTGTAGAAGTCGCGAGACTCCACCACCTGATTTTCTCGGTGCGGTTGCGTTAGAGTGTTGGCCTTGATGCCTTCCCGCAGCAATCCCACACGCCCGGCATTGTCTACCCCGGCATGATATTCATTGAATCGGCGAAGGAACTCTTCGGCCTGCTCTGCCGTGCGGAAAGCACCGGGCGGGGCTTCGAGCACAAGCGACGGAACGCCGTTGTTTTTGAGGAAGCGAGATTGGAAAGTCTGCATCCCCTGATTCGTGCCAATCGTCGAGCGGAACAGATCGGGAACGCTCATCCCCTCGGCGGAGTCGATGCTCGCTCCGTGAATATGGAGGATGTCTTTATCGGGTAGCGGGATAACCGGCTTTCCATCCTCGGGGTAGTACAGATGCCACTTCTGCCGCCCGCTCCAGGCGATCCGGCCTTCGCCGTCCGATGGGCCGATAAAGATGGTCCGCATCTTGCGAGAGTCGAGCGGGATAAGTTCTGCCGGTTCCTGTCGCCCGGTGCGGACGATGAACGCCCTCCCGTTGCCAACCGCCAAGGCGTGAAGCTGAATAGATTTCCGCTGATGGTAGGGATTGGTTGCCGCTCCCGGCTGCGTCCGCATAATCTTCCCGGCAGGGTGCTTGCGGTCTTCGGTGTCCCCGCCTTCCTCGTTCCGCATCATCACGCGCAACGGCAATTGTGCAACGTCGTTGCTAATGCGATTGATTTGAAAGAACGCCGCAGGCTGGGCTAGAACAACCTCGGGAGTAACCGCAACGCCTGCAACGTCGCGACCACCTCCGAAGATATCAATCAGCCATTGCGGAGGATTGGCGAAGGTGCCGGATTCGGCGTGAACCGGAAACAAACCGCCGCTGTAGTCAACTTGTGGCACGTCTTAACCTCCGATAAATAGATTGCCTGCGGCTTGTTTCTCGGCAAACAGAACCTCTGAAAACGCCATGATGCTGGCCACCATGCCGTCTATCTTCCATTGCTTGCCGGATTTGTTCGGCATAACCAGCCCGGCGGTGTTCGGCTTGTATTCGAGGTTCCCTGCCTGCCACGCTAGAACAGGGTCCGCTCCGTGGCGGATGTTTCCCTCTCGCAATTCACGCCCGAAGCGAACGCACGGCTCGTTGTACTTCGCATGGCACTGCTTGAACTCGAACATCACCACGCCGTTTTCCGTCAATCGCTGGGCCAAATCGCGGGCGAAATGCGGGTCAAAAGCCCACGTATCCACCCGGTAACGCTCGTGCCAAGCCATGATTTCCGATTCAATCTCGGCAAAATCAATCTGGTCTCCGCTGTGACATTCGAGCAAACCACGCTGAATCCACGATTCGAACGGCTGAGCCATCACGGTTAGGCGGCCATCGCGAGCGCACCACGCAATG